GGACAATCAGATATAAGGTATGTCGATGGCGTTGATGAAAACTCAGCAACTCAATATATTCGCATACGAGATATAACAGAAAATGCAGAGTTTACAAAAGCTGCTAATGATACCATGTGGCGACCCCATCACAATAAATTTTGGACTTTAATTTCCAACTTCAATACACAAGACCTAATTGGTTCTCAAATTAGCGTTTCATATGATGGTGGAGAAAGGGTGTTGGAGGTTACTGGCTTCCAGTCTGATAATTCAGTAAATGATTATGTTGTAGTAGACGAAGCCAATGATGATTACAGACCTGATGAATTACGAATTGAGGTTAACTTTGTCAGTCAAACTGGGGATGACCCAGATACCAATGATGAAGGCATCTATAAGATAGATTTTAAAGAGTTTGATTTTATATTTCCACTATCATTGATGCCTGCGCCTGCTGACGGCACCGCTGGTAGCGTTCAGAATGATTATGGTCGGGTAATGGTTCCAAATGGTTACTTTGAAGCTGATCGATCTGATATTTCTTTAAGGTATGCGGACTTTGATGATATTGTAGTCGGTGGCCTTCGATCTCAAAAAGATATTCGTATAGCTCCTTTTGACGCCTTGGTTAGCGATGGTTTTGCCACGCATTATGACAACTTCAATGACAGAAATGGAGCAGATGTTGTAATTTCTGCTTCTAACACTACATACAGTCCACTTACTGGTCACGAAGAAAAGTACAATGGTGGTTACTTGCTTTTGAAAGGTGGTGCAACAGCAGATTGGGGTGGTGATAATAATAAGTCTATAGATTCTACATTAACAGATGCTAAACTATCTGATGCGACTATAGATGAAGTTACAAATTCAGTTATACAATTGACTCCAATGAGACATAGCGTCAGTACTGGTCAAGGTATTAGTCCAGGAATTAACATTTCTGCAGGTTTAGCCCATATAGATGGCGTAAATGATGTTGAGGGCGGTGACATTAATATCTATATTAGTGGTGGTACAGGTGCTGGTACTCCTGGAAACCTTTATATAAGATCCCCAAAAACCCCATTTCAATCTGGCCATGGGCATAGTACAGTAACTGCTAGCGGTGATGATATACCATCAACAGGCAGAGATAAAGCTATTCCATTAGGCATAGAATACAACCCTCAGTATGCAGCTTACCAAGTTTCTTTACCTAACGTAGTAATAGATAAGGCAGCTACAGGATTAGAGCATGAGTCTGCAGACTCTCAAGGTTTAGAATTACTCAATGGGGGTGGGATAACAAAAGAACCTTCCCATTTTAATCTAGACGGTATATCTGATGACAACCCATTTGAATGTAGTAGTCTATCTGATTCAGAAACTATTAGAAGACAACGTCAAGTTATACTAGGTCAAAGAGGTATAGACCCCGAAATAATAAGACGTTCTACTGTCATAAGGTCTGATGATTACACATGGGCTGGGGGGGTTGGCGCCAATCGTCACGTCAGCGATGATGAAACATACTCACCCTATGAGAAGTTGACTACTATAAACACTAGGTTGGCTTTCTTTAAAGGTAGCACAGAAGATTTTAAGGACTATTATGATTCAGAAACTGTTGAAGGTTTTAGGAGGGTTAGTGGTGACACATGTATTTTGGGGACATTTTACAAAAGTGACGATAGTTTCAACTCATTTAATACCATAGATGAAGATGGTCTAGGGGAGATAGACTATTCTGAAAAATTAGTAGCTGGTTTAGTAATAGATGGAAGAGTCTTGAGGTTAGTTGCCCCTCATGGTACAGATACCGATATAGACTCTGGCGTTGTAACTGAAGGTAACTTAAATGTTAATGGACAAATTAATGCTACTGGAGATATTACCGCATTCTCTGATGAGAGTATTAAAGAAAACGTTGAAGTAATCGAAGACGCAGTAGATAAAGTACAGCAACTTAATGGTTACACGTTTGATCGTACTGATATTGAAACTTCGAGACAAACTGGTGTTATCGCACAGGAAGTTCTTAAAGTATTACCAGAAGCTGTTGGCGAAAAAGGCGGCTTACATACTGTTGCTTATGGTAACATGGTTGGTCTATTAATCGAAGCAATTAAAGAGCAGCAAGGTCAAATTGATTCTCTAAAAGAAGAATTACAATCAATTAAAAGTATAAATAAGTAAAAGAGTTAAACAAAAAGGATAGTAATGGCTGCATATGCTAATCTAGTTATCGATCAAGGTAGTACATTTACTACTGCTTTGACTGTCGAAGACGCTGACGGTAACGTTCAAGACTTATCGGGATTCACTGCATATGCATCTATCCGTAAAACATATAGATCTGTAACTGCAACAGCGTTTGATCAGGTTACCATAGGAAATGGTCCAGCTGGAGAGGTTACTATGCGAATAGATGGCGCAACTTCTCAGGCTATGAAACCTGGAAGATATGTTTATGACGTTATTGTTATGTCGGGCGGTAATGTCCCTACGAGAGTTCTTGAGGGACAACTAGAAATAACTCCTTCAGTTACAAGGGATTACACCTAATGTCATTGGTAGGTAAAATAGGTCAGCAAACAAATAATCTAAGTGCTTCTATAGGCAGGTCAAATACTATACAAGCTAGATCTGTTGCTGTAGCAGGTGGTGCTGGAACTCCAGTAATTGCTCTAACCGAGCTCACCGACGTAGATACAGCTGCACTAGCTGATGGATCTGTGTTAATCTATAACGCAGCAACAGAAAAGTTTGAAACAAAATCAGAAGTAGAAAACGAAAATTTGCGCATCTCCGGAGGGTCTTTCTAGATGGCGACAGTAATTAAAATTAAAAGTGCTAGTACTGCTAATGAACCAGGTGGAGATATACTAGCGCAAGCGGAACAAGCATATTCATACGCCTCAAATAAACTCTTTATTGGTAAAACTGAATCCGACGGTTCAGGTGGGACCCAAGTTAATCCAATTGTAATTGGCGGTCAGCACTTTACCGATATGTTGGATCATGCTGCTGGTACTACAACTGCTAGTTCTGCGCTTATTGTTGATGGCGATAGCCGTCTAGACGAACTTACAATCGGTACTGCTGCTGCTAATTTAAAGTATCACGATGCTGATATTGCTGCGCAAAGTACTGAAGCTAACCTTTCAATTACCCTCACCCCAAAGGGCACTGGAGTTGTTAATGTTCCTTCTGGATATAAAGATCGAGCTGGATTAGGCGATGACTCATTAGTTACTAAAGAATATGTTGATTTTGCAACAAGTTCTTTGTCTGCCAGCCTTACGGTTGGTGCTGATAGTGGTACTGATGATGTCGTTACTGTTGGTACAGACACATTAACATTTGCTGGCGGTACTGGTATTGGTACTACAGTTTCAGACAATCAGGTATCATTCGCAATAGATTCATCAACAGTTGCGACATTAACTGGCACACAAACTCTTACGAATAAAACACTGACAACACCTGTAATTTCTTCTATTAGTAACACTGGTACGTTAACGCTTCCAACAGCAACTGGTACTGTTGCGCTTACAAGTGATATTCCAACAAATAATAATACGCTTACAAATGGCGCTGGATACATCACAAGTTATTCAGTAACTTCTGACGACGTTACAGCACATCAAGCAGATCTTTCAATTAATGGATCACAGTTAGTAGATGCTTCCGTAGCAAACGGAAAACTTACTAACGATAGTGTCACAGTCGGTATAACCGAAATTGATCTTGGCGCATCAGCTACCGCACTGGCAGGACTTACTCAAGTTGATATCGATAATGTCCAAATCAAAGATAACTCGATTCTAACAACAGACACAGACGGAGACCTAATTCTCTCACCTAATGGGCAAGGTGTTGTTAAACTACCTAGTTCGTATGAAACTAGAACTAATTTAGATGCAGACTCAGTAGTTCCTAAATCTTATGTTGACGCAATTGCTGAAGGTCTTCATGTTCATGCTTCTGCAAAAGCTGCAACAACACAAAACTTAGCGACTGAGAGTGGTGGCACAGTAACCTATGATAATGAAGATGCTGGGGTCGGTGCGACATTAATACTTTCTACTGGAATCTCAACACTTGATGGATATACCTTAGTAGACGGTGACAGGATTCTAATTAAAGACGAAACTGCTCAAGAGCATAACGGTATCTACATTAGAACCGATTCAACAACATTTACAAGAGCATCAGATTTTGACACGGTAGATGAGATTGCTTCTGGTGACTTCCTATTCGTTGAAAACGGAACTATAAATGGCTCTAATGGTTTTGTTCAAACAGAAACTCATACTGCCATTGGAGGAGCCAATGATGACATCATCTTTGAACAGTTCTCTGGTGCTGGTCAAATTGAGGCTGGTTCCGCATTAACAAAAAGTGGTAACACGTTAAATGTTGCGGTTGATGGATCATCTATAGAAATTGCTTCGGACGCATTACAAGTAAAAGCTAGTGGCATCACAAATACCATGTTAGCAGGATCTATTGATCTTACTACTAAGGTGACTGCAACACTACCTGTAACGAACGGTGGTACTGGTTTAGCTACAGTTACTTCTAATGGCGTTGTACTTGGTAATGGTGCTAATGCTCTAGCGGTAACAGCAGCATCAACTGCTGATGGATCTATTTTACAAGCAGATAGTGCTGGTACACCAGCATTTAGTAACATTATCGATGGCGGTTCTTTCGACGTATAAATATAGATACAGTGGGTAGTATATACTGCTCACTTTAAAAATTTCACGGCTATATAGCCATTAAAATTCGAGGACATATATATGTCAACCGTTCTAAAACTCAAGAGGAGTAGCCAGTCTGGTAATGCTCCTGACACCGACAATATCGTAGAAGGCGAACTAGCCCTCAATACCGCAGACAAAATTTTATACTCTCGTGGCGGAAGTACTATATTTCAGATTGGCGCAAACATCACCGAATCCTTCACCGTAAATCCTGGAACTGCAGCAGACACTATTACTCTTGGCGCAACTGCTCAAGAAGGCACGATCACCATTGGTCAAAGTACCGCAACCAACACAATCAATATTGGTAATGCCGTAACAGCAAATGAGGCAACTCAAACAATTAATATCGGTGGTGGGAACGCTTCTGGTGGCGACACTGTATTGAATTTAGCCGCAAATACACTCACTGCCTCAAATACAGCAGTGACTATTGGTTGCTCTAATTCAACTGGTTCTCACACAGTTGCGATTCGTGGTGCTAGTACATTTACGAATGGTGCGGTTGCCTTTAATGGCGGTAACTTTACAGTAAATCCAAATTCTACCTCTGACACTATTAATATCGGTAAAATTACTGGTACAGGCACAATCACTCTCGGTAAAAGTACCAAAGACAATACGATCGATATTGGTAATGCCACAACGGAGTCTGATCAAGAGCAAATCATTAATATTGGTAGCGGTTCAGGTAGCGGTACTTCTACAGTAAATATTGCGGCAAAGAACTCACAGGGTAGTGATACAGCAGTAACAATAGGTGGTGCTGATCCCACTTTTGGTACAACAACCGTAGCGATTCGTGGTAATACTACATTCCAATACGGCGATACTAATTTTAATGGGCATAACTTTACTATAACTCCAGTTCTTGCCTCTCGCACAATTACTATTGGTAAAACTACTGGTACAGGTACAATAACACTTGGGAATAGTACTGTTTCTCAAAATATATCTATTGGTAGCGGTGCCACAACTGTCACTAATGCAGCCACTATCGATATTGGGAGTAACTTGGCTTCAGGCGGGGTAAAGACCGTCAATATCTGCGCTGGGTCTGGAAATTCTGGATCTAGATATGTAAATATCAACTCTTCACTTCAGTCTACTGGCCAGAATTACCTCAATGGTGCTACAAAGATTAGAAGAACTTCTGGAGTACCTTTAATTGTAGAGAGTACGTCAACTAGTACTAATACTACTCAACAAGGTCTTCAATTACTCAATACTAATACTACTTCATTCTTTAGATTCGGCAATTTCTCTTCGTTGGCTCAAGTTCAAAGTTATCATGGTTCTGGTTCTGGCGCATCGATACAATTTTTATATGGTAGCAACGGAGAAAAACATCGGTTAGACGCAAGTGGTAAATTTGGGATAGGTGTCTCGTCCCCACTTGAAGCACTTCACGTTAATGGTAATATCATTGCTACAGGTAATGTGACTGCATATTACTCTGACGAAAGACTGAAAGACTTTAAGGGAGCAATTCCAGATGCTCTAGATAAAGTTAATAAACTCACAGGATATTACTATAAACCAAACGCATTAGCGCATTCTTTGGGTGTGGATAATACCGAACTAGAGGTCGGTGTATCTGCTCAAGAGGTTGAGGAAGTATTACCTGAGATTGTAACTAAATCTGCGGTAGGTCAAGACGAGTTCGGAGAAGATTATAAAAGTGTTTCTTACGACAAACTAACACCCTTGTTGATAGAAGCAGTAAAAGAGTTGACCCAAAAAGTGGCGTATCTAGAATCTAAAATTAGTGAGAAAGGTGAATAATTATGGCAATAGTTTGGAATATAACAAAGGTTGACTCGAATATCTCTGATGGTGCTATCAAAATGGTACATTGGGAAGCCTCAGATTATGAGACGGAACAAGTTGGCGACAAACAGGTAATTCACCGTGGTAGACGTTATGGCAGTGTTCATACTGATGCAGATCCTTCTTCTGAAAACTACATTGCATGGGCGGATGTCACTAAAGATATTGTAATCGGTTGGGTTAAATCTTCGCTCGGAGAGGAAGAAGTTTCAGATACCGAATCGCAAATTGCAGGAGATATTGCTTTATCTAAAACACCTGTCGAACATAACATTAATCCTTGGGACGTAGTCCCTGAAGTAGACACCAGTGAAGAAGTCGTCAACGATGAGACGCCCGATGAGGAAGAAAATAATGTCGATTCTGATTCGACAACACACATCGATGAAGGCGGTTAGTAATGTCAGCATCTATAATGACGGTTAGAGGTCGTTTACAGGAAGCCGACGAATTTATCTTAGAAAGTGACATAAGATACCAAAGCGATACAACTGCTACTGCTGGAACTGGTGTTGGTTTGACAGTGTATAGTGGTCAAACAATCACTGCTTACGTCAAGACTATTGGTGTGCCAGGAACTTCCACATATCCTCTTCTAAACTGTACAGTAGATTCTTTAACTACATCAGTACAGAAAACTACTGGTCATCACTTTAGCATCTTAAAACTTAATTTCGGTTCGTCTAGTACTGGTTCTTTTCAGTGTTACCTTAATACATCAAGTAATAGAATTCTTCAGATTAGTGGTTCATACTCCACATCAACTTCGACCGATGCTGTTCAACCAATAACACTCGGAAATGAGTCTGGGTCAAAATTTCACAACAATGTTGGGATTCTTCTTGATGATACTTTTGGTGAAACAATCAGACTGAATGACACGGATGTGAGAGTAATAGCAGAAGAGACCACTAATTTGTCCACCATCGATTTTGACGACTTTTATGGTAAAGAACGTAACTTGGGCGGAATACCTGTAACCTACACTGGCACAAATTCATATACCGACACTGCTATTCCTAATACTTCCGAACTTGGTGGGGTTGGTTCCTCTTCAAGCACAATCACCAATAACCCTTTACTATTTGTAAGAAGGGTAAAGTTGACGTATAGTGGTACATCCGCATCAAAGTATTTGCACATTTCGGGTAAAAGAGACGGTTCGGCAACATATTATCGTGGAGATGCTCAAATTTTCGGATATTCTATTAACGGTACGTTTCATGATATTGACACGTTTGGGTCAACTACATCAACAAATAGTGGATGGAAAACCAAGATTGCCCAACTTCCATCATCTTCCAACCCCGATGAATGGCACAATAGTGGGGGCACTGAGGAATCGGTGTATCATAGCAATAACGGTTCGAACGGAAAATTTACTATATTTTATAATAATTCTGTTAACTTTGGCAGAACTGGTAGTAGTGGTACTGGGAGAATACCTAATCCATTCCTCACTTCTCTAACTGGAGATAATATGGGGTACGGATACTTTGAAACCAGCGGTGTATCAAATCCAGCTCAACAGGCAAACATATATTATCATGCTCGATCACCGTTATTTTATTTAAACGATGGGGACACCGTAGAAGTTTGGTATGGAGTGGACTGTCATTCTTTAGCTTTTTTAAAGTTTGAGTTTATCGGTCTTAGTTAGGTACAATATATAACATTTGCTATCATTTGATTGACCCCTAGCCTTTTAAAAAGTATAAATAGACTTAGAAGATATTAAATAATTTAATCTAGGACTATTTCATATGGCAACCCCAGCATCTAGGCAAGATTTAATCGACTACTGTTTTAGGCAGTTGGGCGATCCAGTAATCGAGATAAACGTTGACCCTGATCAAGCAGAAGAAAGAATCGACGAAGCATTACAATTCTATCAAGAATACCATTCAGATGCTACCAAGAAGATGTTTATTCCGCATACGATTACTGCCGATGATGTAACTAATAAGTTTATAACTGTAGCCGATTCAGTTATCTTTGTAGAGCGCATCTTACCTATCGCCGAAGATGCTGGCTTTAACATGTTTGATGTTAAATATCAGATGCACCTGAACGATGTTTATCAGTTAGGAAACCTTGGCAATCTTGCTTACTATGAAATGGTACAGCAAAATCTAGCTATGTATGATATGAAAATAGGTTCTGGTGCGAGCGAACTTATTAGGTGGGCACGCCACGAGAATAAAATATATCTTGATGTTGGCGAAGAAGACCTTAAAGTGGGGGGTATTATCATCGTAGCAGCAACTATGCACGTTGCTCCTTATGATGGGGCTGCAGGTTCTACCTCTATTTGGAACGATATGTTCCTTAAAAGATATTCAACTGCTCTTATCAAGAAACAATGGGGTGCTAACCTAATAAAGTTTGAAGGTATGCAACTTCCTGGAGGAGTGACGATTAACGGTCGTCAGATATATGAGGATGCAATGCAAGACCTAGAGAAGCTAGAAGAACAAGTAAGGTTAACTCACGAGTTACCAGTTAATTTCTTCATGGGGTAAAAGATGGCTACTAATGTATATTTTTCGCCCGCAGTAAAAAGCGAACAAAACCTATACGAAGATATCGTAATTGAATCTTTAAAAATGTATGGGCAGGATGTCTATTATCTACCAAGAAACATCGTAGAGCGTGATTACATTCTGGGCGAAACTGTAGAATCTCAATTTGACGATTCATATACATTAGAGATGTATATCGAAAACCCCGAAGGATTCGGTGGTGAAAGCGAACTTATGACCAAGTTCGGGTTAGAGATTAGAGATACGGCAACGTTTGTGGTATCTAAAAGACGCTGGGAACAATCCGTAGGTGTCTTCAATAATGAGTTGACTAACTACAGACCTAATGAGGGAGATCTAATTTATCTTCCTATGTCTAAGTCTTTCTTCCAGATCGATAAAGTTGAGCATGAGAAACCTTTCTATCAACTCCAAAACTTACCGACTTATCAGCTTATCTGCTCTCTTTATGAGTTTGGCGATGAGAAGTTCGATACTGGTAATACTGAAGTTGACAATATTAGTAACCTATTTGCCTATCAGCAAGAACTTACTATCAGCGGTATTGCTGGGACAGACTTTATCATAGGCGAGAATATTACTGAAAATCTAGAAGATGGGGTTACTATCTCTGGAGCGATTGCTTCATATAAAGATATTGCTTCTAGTACAACTTCTAAGATTTACCTTCACAGCATAAGAACTAGCGATAGTAAGTATCACCAGTTTACTGTTGGCGGTAGTGTTACAACAGAAGTATCTGGTGGCTCTGGCACTATTACAGCTATTAAAGATATGGAGGGTGCTACAGAAGAATCCGTTCAAGATAACTACGCTAAGAACTATGAAATAGAAACTGAAGCTGCAGCCGTTCTTGACTTTACTGAATCAAACCCATTTGGAGACTTCTAATGTTTGGTGGTCATTTTTATCATGCTATTCTAAGAAAATCGGTAGCCATATTTGGTACTCTGTTTAACGATATAAACATTATTCGTCAGAGCGGTACTTCTGGTCAGATAGTAAAGGTTCCGCTTTCTTATGGACCAAAACAAAAGTTTATTGCTAGGATTGAGGGGCAAAGAGATCTTTCTTCTTCTAAAATAGCAATCAAGATCCCACGTTTGTCGTTTGAGATTACTTCTCTGACATATGACACCGAGTCTAAACTAAACCGATTTAACAAACTAGTAACTAATCAAACAGGGGATTCTGCGGATAGCGTTTCTTTTGTACCCTATAAAATTGGTATGCAGTTAAACATCTTGGCTAAGAACCAAGACGAAGGACTACAAATACTAGAACAAATACTTCCTATATTCCAACCAGAGTATACAGTCTCAGCTAAACTTGTAGATGGCGTAGATCAAAATACAGATGTCCCTATTTCTTTAGAGGGAGTTTCTATCTCTGATGACTATGAAGGGGACTTCGAAGCAAGGCGTGTACTAGTCTATACTCTAGACTTTACAATGCGTGTTAAGTTCTTTGGTAGTGCTGCTACGAATAAACTGGTTAAAGCTACAGAGGTTACTTTCCTTAATGCAGAAGATGATGCTCACATAGAAAACTTAAACACTCGAGTGGCTCCATTTGGATCTGATGGGACAGACAATTTCGGTATTGTTGAATCTAAGGACTTCATACCAACAGTAACTTCTATTACTATGACAGTCTCTGGGGATATCGCTTCAGGGTTTGGGTCAAATGAACCATTCTTGGGGGAAACCACAGCGATCTATGGTTTGGTGGCAAGAGCCTATGACGAAACCGCTAACGAAACTACATTTACCCTTACGAATTTGGAAGGGTTCCCGCAAATTGGAGAAAATCTAGTAGGTCTAAATACTAGTACGACTGTTGAGGTCACCAATTACACGGTTAATTAATATGAGTAACGAAAAAGATGATGTTAATGATGATTACTCCTTTGCAAGAACTAACTATTACGAGTTAGTCGAAAAGGGGCAAGAGGCGATTGACTTGATGTTAGACCTTGCTCGTGAGAGTGAGCATCCTCGTGCATTTGAAGTTCTTTCTGGCATGATCAAAAATACTGCTGACGTTTCAGACAAGCTAATGCATCTACAAAAGCAAAAGAAAGAAGTAGATAAAGCCGAAGCGTTAGAACAACCAAAACAACTAACTCAAAATAATGTGTTTGTCGGTTCAGCTACAGATCTACAGAAAATGCTACATCAAAGGCGAGAAGAAAAGGAAATAGATGCAGAAGGTCAAGAATAGCGACCTTGGATATCTAGGCAACCCTAATGTAAAGCGTGATGGGGTTGAGCAAAACTGGAGCGTCCAAGAGATCTCAGAATACAAACGTTGTATGGAAGATCCTTCATACTTCGCCGAAACCTACGTGAAAGTCGTTTCTCTCGACAAGGGTCTTGTTCCATTCAATTTATACCCCTACCAAAAGAACATGTTCGATCATTTTCAAGACAGTAGATTTTCTATCGTATTAGCTTGTCGGCAATCGGGCAAGTCTATCAGTTCGGTTGTGTATCTACTTTGGTATGCACTATTCAATCCAGAGAAAACTGTAGCAATCCTAGCAAACAAGGGTGCTACTGCGAGAGAAATGCTAACTCGTATCACGCTTGCTCTCGAAAACTTACCTTTCTTTTTGCAACCTGGATGTAAAACTCTGAACAAGGGTTCCATAGAATTTAGTAACAATTCAAGGATTATTGCCTCTGCGACTAGCGGATCTTCTATTCGTGGTATGTCGGTTAACTTACTATTCCTTGACGAGTTTGCGTTTGTAGAGAATGCAGGTCAGTTCTATACTAGTACATATCCAGTTGTTTCTTCGGGTAAAACTTCTAGAGTTATCATAACTTCTACGGCAAATGGTATTGGTAACGTATACCAAAAGTTATGGGAAGGAGCAGTACAAGGAACGAACGAATATAAACCATTCAGGGTTGATTGGTGGGATGTTCCTGGAAGAGACGAAGAATGGAAGAAACAAACCGTAGCCAACACATCCGAGTTACAGTTTGAACAAGAGTTTGGTAACACTTTCCATGGTACTGGTAATACTCTCATTTCCCCAGATAAACTTATGGCGATGAAAGCGTCTTCTCCGATTTATCAACAGGATGGTATAAAGGTATTTGAACGACCCCAAGTCGATCATAATTACATCATGTGTGTTGACGTAGCAAAGGGTCGGGGTAGAGATTATTCTACATTCAATATTATCGACACTAGTGTCAAGCCATTTAAGCAGGTGGCGATTTATAGAAATAATATGATCTCACCATTGTTGTTCCCTGATATCATTTACAAATATGCGATGACTTACAATGAGGCGTATGTTATAATAGAGAGTAATGATCAGGGGGCGGTAGTTGCTAATGGGTTGTATTATGACCTAGAGTATGAGAATACTCATGTTGAATCTATGGTAAAAGCAGGTTCAATCGGTGTTACAATGAACAAAAAGGTAAAAAGAATTGGCTGTTCTAATATGAAGGATTTAGTAGAACAGTTAAAACTAGAAATCGTAGATTCAGAGACTATATTAGAATTGTCTACGTTTGTCGCAAGGGGGTCTTCTTTTGAAGCCAGCGACAACAATCATGACGACTTAGTGATGAACCTAGTAATGTTTGGTTGGTTTATCACTACTCCGTTCTTCGGGGAAATGTCTGATATTGATATCAAGGGAATGTTATATGAAGAACAATTAAAAGCAATAGAGCAGGATATGTTACCATTTGGATTTATGGACGATGGGAAAGCAGAAGAGGTTGAAGTAGACTCTACTGGTCAAAGGTGGATTGTCGACAGCAATACTGGACTTTTCTAATTGTATAAATACTTGTGTTGAATATTCGTATTATGCTCTCTTGTAAAATAAATTTAATTTAATGAGGAATTCCAAAATGGCTTTTCAAGTATCTCCAGGAGTTCAGGTTAAAGAAGTTGACCTGACAAATGTTGTACCAGCCGTATCCACCTCTATTGGTGCTTACGCTGGCTCTTTCGTTTGGGGACCAGTTGATAAAGTTGTACAAGTCGGATCAGAGAAAGATCTCGTAGCTAAGTTTGGTCGCCCAGACGATATTACTGCTAAGTCTTTCCTCACCGCTTCACAATTTTTGGCATATGGTAGCGATCTTCGTGTCGTCCGTGCCGATGCAACTGGTTTGTTAAACGCAACTTCTGCTTCAGATTCTGTTTCTACTATTTCAGTAGATACTCCTGGAGCTGGTTATACATCAGTACCTACAGTTACTATAGGTGCTAGTGATTCAGGCAATTCAGCAAATGATGCTGAAGCAACAGCTAAACTTAAAGTTCTTACCGCAAGTGCTGCAGGTGGTGGTACAGGTACTGGTTATTCGGTAGATGACGTATTAACTATTAACCTTGGTGCTGGTACAGAAGCACAGATAACAGTAACTGCTGTAGATGTTTCGGGTGCTGTTAGTACTGTAAGCGTACAAAGCGGTGGTTCTTATACTTCAGTGGGTAGTCAATCTGCTGTTGCCACTTCAGGCGGTACAGGTACTGGTGCTCAGATAAACATCACTTCTCTTGGTATAGAGTCAATTACAGTAACTGCTGGCGGTGATGGATATGATTCAGCACCTTCTGTTACATTAACTGTATCTGGTTCATCAGAAGCTGCAACAGCAACAGCAACTCTAGCGCAAGCTGGTGTTAAAGTTAAGAACGAAGATCATAAAGACTCTATTAGCTTGGCTTCCGCTGGTGCTTGGGTAGCAAGATATCCAGGAGAATTGGGTAACTCTTTAAAAGTTGTAGTTGCTGATCATCAAAGTTTTGAAGATGCTTCTTTCACTGCTTTTGCTGGCGAATTTGATACTGCGCCAGATAATGGTGAAGTTCACGTTGTTGTAGTTGATGAAGATGGTTCATGGACTGGTTCTGCTGATAGTGTACTAGAAACATATGCATATCTAGGCAAGAATTCTGGCGACAAAAAATCTGATGGTACTAATAACTATTATGTTGAAGTCATTAATCGTTCCTCTGAGTACGTTTGGGCAGCAAATCCCCTTTCTACTTTTGGTTCTACAGCAAGCTCAATCTCTCTAGCTGGTGGCTCTAATGCCGAAGCACTTGAGGGGCAACGAGTTGCTGCTTTAACATCTGCGTTCGAAGATTCCGAAAGCATTGATGTTAACTTAATTATTGGTGGTGATCTTTCTACAGCGCAAGCTAACCTAGTAATTGCTCTAGCTGAAAAACGTAAAGATTGTGTTGCTTTCGTATCTCCTCCAATTACTGCTACTGTTGGTACTAACGATCCTAAAGGCGAAGTATTGAAGTGGGCTAATGGCGATGGTGCTGCTGGTATCACTTCTAGTTCTTATGCAGTTATGGATTCTACTGCTGGTTACATGTATGACAAGTATAACGATGTTTATCGTTGGGTATCTGCTTCAGGTGCTGTTGCTGGTCTATGTGCTAATACTGATAGCGTAGCTGATTCTTGGTTCTCACCTGCTGGTCCGAACCGTGGTCAAATTCGTACTTTTGCTAAACTAGCATTTAACCCTAAACAAGCAGAGCGTGATTCGCTTTACAAGGCACGAGTCAATCCTATTGTATCGTTCCCTGGAGAAGGCACTCTATTATTCGGTGATAAGACTGCCCTTGCCAAACCATCTGCGTTTGATCGAATCAATGTTCGTCGCTTATTCATTACTATCGAGAAAGCAATTGCTACTGCTTCTAAGTTCTCGCTATTTGAGTTCAATGATGAATTCACTCGTGCGCAGTTCTTGAACCTAGTTGAGCCTTTCTTGCGTGATGTACAAGGTAGACGTGGTATCACCGATTTCCGTGTAGTTTGTGATGAAACTAATAACACTGGTGAAGTGATTGATACTAATCGCTTTGTCTCTGATATTTACATCAAGCCTGCACGTTCTATTAACTTTATTACTCTGAGCTTTGTTGCTGCCCGAACTGGTGTTGACTTCTCAGAGATCGTAGGAGGCTAATATGACACTCGGTGTAGATTCATTCAAAGCTAAACTAGTTGGTGGCGGAGCAAGAACTAATCTCTTTAAAGCTACTGTAAATTTCCCATCAGGCGTACAGGGTGACGTAGAACTTTCGTCATTCATGATTAAAGCTGCTCAATTACCAGCTTCTATCATCGCCCCAGTAACTGTTCCATTCCGTGGTCGTCAGCTGCAAGTTGCAGGTGATCGTACTTTCGAACCTTGGACAATTACTGTTATCAATGATACTAACTTCGCTGTTCGTAACTCCATGGAATCATGGATGAACGCAATCAACGGTCACAAGACTAACGCTGGTAGAAATAACCCAGCTGATTATCAAGCTGACCTGAAAGTTGAACAGTTGGACAAAAACGGAAACTCATTAAAGACTTATAACTTCCGTGGTTGTTTCCCAACTAACGTATCAGCAATTGACGTTTCATACGAAACTGAAAACACCATCGAAGAGTTCACTTGTGAATTCCAGGTTCAATACTGGGAAGCAAACACAACTAGCTAATGGTGGCTAAATAAAAGTAGGCAATGTTACTTGGGGGTTCGCCCCCAAGTAATATCTTCAATATTAGTGAATAATTGTGGGAAATATAAATGGCTGATTTATTTGGATTTGAAATAAAACGAAAGGGTGAGGATAAAGAGGAAGCTAAGAAGCGTTCATTTGTCGCACCTATGGAAGACGATGGCTCTGGTGTAATTAAAGCTGGCGGTCATTATGGTCAATACCTAGACATGTCTGGCGGTAACGCCAAGAATGAAGGTGACCTCATTTCAAAATATCGTGAAATATCTCAGATCCCAGAAGTAGATGCTGCTATTGAAGATATTATTAATGAGTCGATTGTCTCTGTCGAAGATGGTGCTCCAGTTGATATTAACCTTAATGGTTTAGAGCAACCAGACAGAATTAAGAAAATAATAAGAGATGAATTCGAGAAACTTGTAGCTAAAATGAGTTTCTCTTCATCTGGTAATGACATATTCAGAAGATGGTATATTGATGGTAGATTATTCTATCATATAATCATTGACGAAAAATCTCCAAAGCGTGGTATTTTAGAACTACGCCCGATCGATCCTACCAAGATAAGAAAGATCAAAGAAGTCATAGAAGAAAAAGATGAAAAGACTGGCGCTAAAATCGTTACTGGTATAGAAGAATACTTCTTATATCAAGACGGAAATATGTCTAAGAGCGGTCAAGGTCTTAAGATAGCAAAGGATTCTATTATCTTTGTCCCTTCTGGTTTATTATCCGCTAAACGAGATATGGTTCTTGGTTATCTAGATAAAGCTATCAAGCCAGCTAACCAATTACGCATGATGGAAGATGCTCTAGTTATCTACCGTTTATCACGTGCGCCAGAACGTCGAGTATTCTATATCGACGTTGGTAATTTGCCAAAAGGTAAAGCTGAAGAGTATCTCAGATCTATCATGAGCAACTATCGTAACAAAATGGTTTACGATGCTCAGACTGGTGAGATTAGAGATGATAGAAAGCATATGTCTATGCTTGAAGATTTTTGGTTGCCTCGTCGTGAGGGTGGTCGTGGAACAGAGATTACTACGCTTCCTGGAGGAGAGAACCTTGGACAGATAGATGATATTCTATACTTCCAGAAGAAAACATATCGTGCACTAAATGTTCCAATTAGCCGTCTAGAGCAAGAAGCTCAATTCTCATTAGGTAGAACATCAGAGATTACCAGAGACGAAGTTAAATTCCAACGGTTTATCGACAAGATTCGTCGACGTTTCTCCGATGTATTCATGCAGGCTCTTAAAGTACAACTTATACTAAAGGGTATTGTTACTCGTGAAGACTGGGAGTGGATGAAAGAAGAGATAGTTGTTGACTTCATAAGCGACACTTACTTTGCGGAACTGAAAGAAGCTGAGATTTTACGTGAGCGTGTAAACACATTAAGGGAACTTGATGAGTTTGTAGGTAAATACTATTCTGTAGATTGGGTTCGTAAGAATATCTTGAAGCAGAACGACGAAAATATCGAAGACATCGATAAACAAATCGAAGATGAAAAAGATAAATATGGCGAAGAAGACGAGATTTAAAGATTCTTTTTATTATAAATAATAGCAAATGAGGTGAATAATGTCTGATATTAATTCTTTAATAGACGCATTAAAAGGCGAAGACATGTCTGTAGCGAGCAAAACTTTTGACTCGATTATGGCGGATAAAGTGTCTGACGCATTAGATGTCAGAAGAGTAGAAGTTGCTCAGAGTTTATATACTGCGCAAGAGCAACCCCAAACAGAAATAGGAGATGCAAATGAGCTTAACGTTCAAACAGCTGAGAACGAACCTGTCGGAAGCGAAGAAGTTTAAACTTCCAGCTGGCGAGAAAAAAGTAAAAGAGTTCACGGTTGGTAAATCTAAGTCTCCTGCTATCCTAGCTAAAAAAGGTTCCAAGTTTGTTGTCTATATTAACGACACCGAACTTGATAAGTTTAGAAGCGAGAAAGATGCAATGAAAGCTGCAAACGATTTCGCCAAGTTAATGGACAAATAGATATGAAGCTAATCACAGAACATACAGAGAAACTAGAATATATCACCGAAGCAAACGCTAAAGGTGAGAAAGAGGTTTATATTGAAGGCGTGTTTATGCAGGCTGATCAAAAAAACCGCAATGGTCGTATCTACGAATCAAGGGTGTTAAAACCTGCCGTAGAGAAGTATGTTAGTGAGCAAGTTTCAAAAGGTAGAGCAGTTGGTGAATTGAACCATCCAGATGGTCCAACTGTAAACCTTGACAAAGTTTCGCATCGTATTACCGAACTCCGCATGGAAGGAAGTAATGTGGTAGGAAAGGCGTTGATACTGAATACTCCTATGGGTCAAATCGTAAAAGGTTTGGTTGAAGGTGGATGTCAGTTAGGCGTTTCAAGTCGTGGTATGGGAAGTCTTGAGCGTCGTAAGGGCGCAATGTACGTTAAAGAGGATTTTGTCCTTTCTACCGTAGATATCGTGCAAGACCCCTCTGCTCCTGAAGCCTTTGTAAATGGCATCATGGAAGGAGTAGACTGGGTTTGGGATAATGGTATCCTAAAAGCTCAAGAAATTGAAAAGTATGAGACTGAAATCAAGAGCGCATCTAAAGCGGATTTGGCTGAAGCCCAAACTCGTGTGTGGCAAGATTTCCTCTCGAAACTTTAACACTTTGTAAGGAGTGAAATATGTCTGATCAAATCGTAGATCAAGAAGTTGATCTTATCGAAGACATTACTGAGGAACAACTAGAAGGTTTAGTTGAAGACGTTGAAGTTGACGAGGAGCTAGTTGAAGCGTCTGCTAAGAAAGAAGCTAAGAAGACAGATGAAGAATCTGACGACGAAGCTGAAGTCGAAGTAGATGACGAAGAAAGCGAAGTCGAAGACGAAGACGAAGATGAAGGCGACGAAGAGAAGTCTGAATCCAGTAAGAAAAAGAAAATGGCTAAAGAAGATGTAGACATGCCTAGCACTAAAGCTGGTATGATTAAAGCCATTTACGAAAAAATGTCTGAGATGAGCAAAGACGACTTGACAACTGCCTATAATAAGGTAATTGCTGAAGAATCTGAAGAAGCTGTCGAAGAAGTTGCTGAATCTGCAGAGTTGGAACTTAATGTTGATTTCTCCGAAGACCTAGATGCATTGGTTGACGGTGAAGAAGCATTAGCTGAAGGCTTTAAAGACAAAGCTGCTGTTATCTTCGAAGCTGCTGTTAAAACTAAAGTTACTGCGGAAGTACAACGTCTCGAAGAATCTTATGCCGAAAAACTTGCTGAAGAAAGTGAATCAGCTCGTGGCGAGATTGTAGAGAAAGTTGACGGATACCTCAATTATGTTGTTGAGCAGTGGATGGAAACCAATGAAGTTGCGGTTACTAACGGTCTTCGTACCGAGATTGCTGAAAACTTTATTGATTCATTACAATCACTGTTTGTAGAAAACTACATTGAAGTACCTGAGTCTAAGGTAGATATGGTAGACGAACTAGCTGGTAAAGTTGAGGAACTCGAAGAGCAACTTAACAAAACTGTTGGTGACAATATCGATCTAGCTGAGAAAGTTTCCGATTTCCGTCGTGAAGAAATCATTCGTGAAGCGACTGTTGGAATGGCAGAAACTGAAGTGGAAAAACTTCGCACTTTGGCTGAAGGCGTAGAGTACGAAAGTCAAGAATCTTTTGTAGCTAAAGTTGCTACTCTTAAAGAATCTTACTTTAAAGCTACTGGCACTGACACCAAAGAAGAAGTTCAAGAATCTTCTGAACAAAAAACAAGTTCGCCTGCTATGCAAGCCTACTTGAACGCACTTTCAAAAACAATTTAAATTTAAGGAGAACATAAAATGTTCGGATCTGAAAAATTAACGGAGAAATGGTCTCCAGTATTGGACGCAGAAGCTGCTGCACCAATCAAAGATAACTATCGTAAAGCTGTAACTGCTGCTCTACTTGAGAACACTGAGAAAGCATTACAAGAGCAAAAAGCTCAACAAGGCTTTATGACTGAGTCAAACGTAGCTGGTCAAGTAGATAATTTTGATCCAGTATTAATCTCGCTAGTACGTCGTGCTATGCCTAACCTAATTGCTTATGATATTGCTGGTGTTCAGCCTATGTCTGGTCCTACTGGTCTTATCTTTGCAATGAAATCAGAATATGTTGCTGGCGACGCTTCTCGCTCTGAAGCTCTATTCGACGAAGCTAAAACAGACTTCTCTGGTACTGGTACTGGTACTAACCTTGGCACCGCCCGAGCTCACGATGGTAACTCTTCAAGCCTAGATCCTGCTTTCGGTAACGACAATCTACAGGTTGATAGTGACGATGACGATGTTCTTGATGCTGTTGACGGCAATATCGATCTAGATGCTGCTTTTGGCATTGGTACTGGTATGACAACTGCTGCTGGTGAAGGTTCTACCTTTGGTGAAATGGCGTTCTCAATTGATCGTACTTCTGTAACTGCTACTAGCCGTCAGTTGAAAGCTGAGTACACTATGGAATTGGCTCAAGACCTTAAAGCTGTACACGGTCTAGACGCTGAGACTGAGTTGGCTAACATTCTTTCTGCTGAGATCCTAGCTGAAGTGAACCGTGAAGTTATCCGTACTATCAACATTAAAGCAAAACTAGCTACTAAACAGGCTGGTACTGCAACTGGTGGAGCTGCTGGTGCTGTTACTAATGGTCACTTCGACCTAGACGCTACTGATGGTCGTTGGTCTGTAGAGAAGTATAAGTCTTTGATCATGAAGATCGAAATTGAAGCTAATGCTATCGCTAAAGACACTCGTCGTGGTAAAGGTAACTTCATCATCTGTTCATCAGATGTTGCTTCTGCTCTTGCTGCTTCTGGTCTTTTAGACTATACGCCTGCTCTTTCTACTAACCTACAAGTAGACGATACTGGTAATACTTTTGCTGGTGTACTTAACGGTCGTATGAAAGTATACATCGATCCATATGCAACTGTTAACTATGTAACTGTTGGCTATCGTGGTTCTAACCCATATGACGCAGGTCTATTCTACTGCCCATATGTACCATTAACTATGGTTAAAGCAGTTGGCGAGAATACTTTCCAACCGAAAATCGGCTTTAAGACTCGTTATGGCATGGTTGCTAACCCATTCGTTACTGGCCAAAATGACTCTGGTGTTGGTACTGTTGGTACTAACCGTTCGAATGGTTACTTCCGTATCTTCGGTGTGTCAAACGTTATTGGTGCTGCTGGAGAATAAACATAACGAAATATTGTTAGTTTTGAGGGAGCTTCGGCTCCCTCTTTTTTTGCCTTATAAATAGAGTTACAATAAGTAAAGGTATATTACAATGGCAGCTATCCCCGAAAATATCAATTCTTTATCTCCAGTATCATTCAAATTGGTTCTGCAGAAGTTTCCGAACCTAGAGTTTTTTGCTACTGGCGTATCAGTCCCAGCAGTATCTTCTGGGGTTACAACGGCAAACTTGTCTCAAAGGAATATGAATATCTACGGAGATAAGTTGACTTTTGAAGATTTATCAGTTAAACTAATAGTCGACGAAGATATGAAATCCTACAAAGAAATCTTTGATTGGATTAATGCTTCAGTGATGGACCAGTCTCTTCTAGGTGATCAGTTTAGCGATATAACATTAATGGTTATGACGAGCCACAATAATGAGAATAGAACATTCACTTTCAAGAACGCAATACCAACTTCTATTGGCGGACTTGAGTTTGATGCAGGTGCTACTGAAGTCTCCTATATAACTGCAGATGTGGTATTTTCTTTCTCGGATATGACTATTGAATAAACACTGATACAAGGTATATTATGTACAATATTGAAGAAATTATGGACATGTGGAAAACTGACTCGGAGATAGATCGTTTAAAGCTAGACGAATCTTCTAGAGTTACCCCAAACCTACACGCAAAATATCTTGAAATGATGACCAAAAGCAAACTTGAGAAGAAGTATCTCGAGAGTCAGCTAGATGTTATGTTCAAGAATAAGTGGCTATACTACTCAGGAAAGATGGACGTTGATCAAGTTCGTAAACTTGGTTGGGATCCAGACCCTACAAATGGGTTGAGAGTCTTGAAGGGTGATATGGATTACTTCTACCGTTCTGACCCAGACATGCAAAAGCTAAATGCAAAGATCGATCTGGCTCAGGCTATAATAGAAACCCTTGAAGAGATAATCAATAATCTCAGATGGCGCCATTCTACAATTAAGAATATGATAGACTGGCACAGATTTACTAACGGTGCATAATGAATTCTCTAACCGTAAAGAAAAAGAACCACGCATTCCTCAGCGTTATAACAGATCCTTCAATTGAGAACGAACTGAGCGATTTCTTTTGCTTCCTTGTTCCAGGGTATCAGTTTATGCCTGCGTTCAAGAATAAGATGTGGGATGGGAAGATACGGTTATATGATTCAAGAAAGAAAGAGTTGCCCATAGGTCTATTCAAATACCTAAAAGAATTTGTAGGTGCTAGGGATTACGATCTATTTGTAGAGCAAGATGCTTGGTACGGTAGACCTGATACAGAAGTCCCTATTGACGAGGGAGATTTCAACTCCTTTATCAATAGTATGAACCTCACGTCTGGGGGCAATAAGATTAAACCCAGAGACTATCAGCTTACAGCGATCCGTCATGGGCTAGAAAACAAGAATGCTCTTTTGCTATCTCCAACCGCATCTGGTAAGTCTCTTATCATATATGCCATAATGAGATACTTCCTACATAATAGAGATAAAAACTTTCTTATTGTAGTTCCTACCACTTCTTTGGTAGAGCAAATGGCTTCTGACTTTGCGGACTATTCCGAATACGACGAATACTTTAATGCCGTAGACGAGATACATAAGATCTATTCTGGTAAGGAAAAGAGCTCTGATAAGAGAGTTACTATAACAACATGGCAGTCAATCTATAAACTGCCTGCAACTTGGTTTGAACAATTTGGAGCAGTAGTTGGAGATGAAGCGCATAACTTTAAAGCAAAGTCACTTGGTACAATTATGGGTAAACTTAGGGATGCTGAGTTCCGTATTGGAACCACTGGTACTCTTGACGGCACTCAAACTCACCGTTTGGTTCTAGAAGGACACTTCGGTCCAGTTTATCGAGTTACCAATACAAAGAATCTTATGGACTCTGGGGCATTATCAGAATTAAAGATAAATGTCCTATTACTAAAGTATCCAGCTGAAGTATGTTTTCAGATGAAGAAAGCTAAGTATCAGGAAGAAATAGATTTCATTGTAAGTAATGAGAAACGCAATACATTTATAAAGAACCTAGCACTAGACCAAGATGGTAACACGCTAGTTCTATTCAACCTAGTAGAGAAACACGGCAAGCCACTTTACAATATTATTAAAGAGGGTGCTCATAAGAATCGTAAGATCTTCTTTGTATCTGGGCAAACTGATGTAGATGATAGGGAAATGGTAAGGCAAATCACAGAAAGAGAAAAGAATGCTATCGTGGTTGCTTCTCTAGGGACTTTCTCTACGGGGGTTAATATAAGGAATATACATAATATTGTATTTGCCTCTCCGTCAAAGTCTCAGGTTAAAGTGTTGCAGTCTATTGGTCGTGGGCTAAGAAAATCTGACGATGGGCGAGAAACGAACTTGTACGATATAGCGGATGATTTACATCATAAAAATCGTAAGAATTATACTCTAAATCACGCTGCAGAACGTATAAAGATATACTCGAAAGAGAAATTTGATTACAAAATATATGAGCTAGAAATTTGAAATTCGAAATAGACGAAGTTGATATCAGGCACTTTAAACTCATAGATGGGAATGAGGTGATTGGCTATATAAGAGGTATGGAAGATCATGGCTACATAGTTGAATCCCCTCTGCTTATGAACATCTATAACGAGGATAGGATGCAAAGGATCTTCATGACTCCTTGGTTCACTGTTCAGCCTGATTCATTAACAGTATTCATAAACGCAGATACAGTAATCGCTACTTGCAAAGCCAGCGAAAATACTAAAGAGAAATACATCGCTACTGCCTTGCGTCTCCGTGAGGTCTATCCCGACGATGATCTGGCTTCGCCAGAAACAGATGATGAGTATGATGATGAATGGGAAACTGATATCGACCCTAAATCGACACTACATTAAAGGTATACTCACCCTCCCCCGAACAACTCTTATATTATACTATAAAAATGACAAAAAGTAAAGCCTTTTCTTCAAATAAATTAAATTAAATTAATACTTTACTTTTGAGCGATAATGTAGTATAATATGCTTATCAAACTTAAAATGGAAAGATTATAATGACTAAACCTGCCAACAAGCCTCATTATGTGAACAATAAATTGTTCTCGCAGTCTGTAGTCGATTACGTCAATTCTGTCAAGCAGGCGCAGGAAAGGGGCGAAACAAACCCCATCGTAACCGAATATATCGCCACATGTTTCTTAAAAATATCTGAAGGTCTATCGCATAAACCTAACTTCATTCGATATACCTATCGGGAAGAAATGGTTATGGATGCTGTAGAAAACTGCCTGAAAGCTATCATGAATTACAATATAGAAACAGCCACTCGTACTGGTAATCCTAATGCGTTTGCGTACTTTACTCAGATATGCTATTATGCTTTCATAAGACGTATCCAGAAAGAGAAGAAACAGTTTGATGTTAAAATGAGGTTTATTGAGCAAGCGTCCTTTGAGGAGTTTATTGTTCAGCATGATGCATCTGGAGAAGACATAGGTGATAATGGATTTATCGAAGAACTCCGCAGTCGTATCGATAAGGTTAGAGATTCTGACCGTGTCCTAAAAGAGTTCAGCAAACAAGAGAAGATAACCAAGAAGAAGCAAGACAAAAACCTTGAACTGTTTATGGGATAAATTATGAAGATTGCTATATTGAACGATACCCATTGCGGTGTCCGTAACTCGTCTGACATATTCATTAACTACCAAGAACGCTTCTACTCAGAGGTTTTCTTTCCATACCTAAAAGAAAATGGTATAAGCAACATCTTGCATTTGGGCGATTACTATGACCATCGCAAGTATATTAACTTCAAAGCACTTAACTCTAACCGCAATAGTTTCCTAGAGGTACTCCGCAAAGAGGGTATCCATATGGACATTATTCCAGGAAACCATGACGTGTTCTTCAAGAATACTAACGAGTTGAATAGTTTGAAAGAGTTGCTCGGGCACTACATGAATGAAGTAGATATTCATATGGAGCCAAAGGTTCTAGATTATGACGGTTGTGGAATAGCGGTCATACCTTGGATCAATAACGACAATTATCATTCTACGATGAAGTTTATCGAAAACTGTTCCGCTTCTATTGTGGGTGGTCATTTCGAGTTGGCTGGCTTTGATATGCATAAAGGGTTTCCTAATCCACATGGTATGTCTAGCGATCACTTCAAACGTTTTGAGATGGTTATGTCTGGTCATTTCCATACTAAATCTCAACAGGATAATATCCATTATCTTGGTTCTCAGATGGAGTTTACTTGGACTGATGTTAACGATCCTAAATACTTTCACATATTTGATACTGAGACTCGTGAGTTAACACCAGTATTGAACCCTATAACTATATTCTCTCGCATATATTATGATGATACGGATAGAAGCTACTCCGACTTTGACGTAGATAAGTTGGCTAATAACTTTGTTAAGGTTATTGTGAAGAAAAAGAAAGACCCATTTACCTTTGACCGATTCATCGACAGACTACAAGCTATTGATACCTATGAGGTAAAGATTGCTGAGACCTTTGAAGAGTTTGCGGGAGAAGCTATTGAAGACTCTGAAGTAGACGTTGAAGACACTCAAGATATGCTTAATACATATGTTGATGCAGTTGATACTGAGCTGAGCAAAGATAAGATAAAAGATATTGTTCACGGTTTATATGTTGAAGCACAAAATATGGAACTTATGTAATGATTCATTTTACTAAACTCAGGTGGAAGAACTTCCTGTCCACTGGTAACACCTTTACTGAAATACACCTTGACCGCTCCCCCTCTACATTGATTGTAGGGCATAATGGCGCAGGTAAGTCTACCATGCTAGATGCTCTTTCGTTCGCCTTATTCGGTAAACCTCATAGAGACATCAAGAAGCTGCAGCTAGTTAACAGCATCAATAACCGTGACGCATTAGTTGAAGTTGAGTTTACTATCAGCAACGTAGAGTTTAAGGTTGTTCGTGGTATCAAGCCAAATAAGTTTGAGATATGGCAGAATGGTAAGATGGTAGATCAGTCATCAACTAGCCGAGACTATCAAAAGTTCCTAGAGCAAAATATCTTAAAACTTAATCATAAGTCTTTCCACCAAGTAGTTGTTCTTGGTTCTTCGTCTTTCATTCCGTTTATGCAACTGCCGACCTATCATCGTCGTGAGGTGATCGAAGATTTACTTGATATTCAAATATTCGGTAAGATGAATCAGATACTGAAAGAGCAGTCGCAACGTCTCAAAGAAGACGCTAAAGATAACAAGTATCGAGTAGAACTGGTTAAAGATAAAATTGGTTTACAGAAAGACTACATCCGTGAGATTGCTGACATTAATGATGGTCAAATATCCGATAAGCGTAAATCGATAGAAGAAAGTCA